CTCAACACCGCTTTTTCAAGTGCATCGGAATTGGCCACCGTAAAGGCTACGGAATTTACCACGAAAGAAAACGGGTATAAAAGCCAAATAGCAGAGTTGCAAAAGAAAATCAAAACCCCGCCAACACTAGAGGTTACGCCACAAATTCCACAAGAGGTTCAAGACCAATTAAAGGAATTGAAGGCTTACAAGGATGAAAAGTCACGTCAAGAAAAGCGTGCTAACATCATTGCTTTGGCGAAAGCGGGAATCCGACAAGACCTGCACAAGTCGTTCGACAGCTATGCAAGCGATTACGAGGTCAAGTTGGATAAGGGAGATGAAGAACAAGCAAAGTCGCTTGTGGCTAAGTTCCAAGAAATCTTTAAGGATTCTATCGGTGACATCAAGCCACTTGCACCGCAAGTTTCAAAGGAACAAGACGAGAAAATCATTGATTCCATCCCTAAAGTAAAGATTTAGTTTTCACTTTTTAATAACAAAAGATTATGGTAACAAACTTAGCTTATTTCTTTGAGACCTCACGTAAGGTTCGTGGTGGTAAGCATGTTTGGGTTAAAGATTCGAACGGCGAGGCACGCGGCAACGTATTGCTTGGTGGTTCTATTCTTAATCCTAACAAGGGCTTCGGTAAGTTGTACGCCGCACAATTGGTGCAATACACACCAAAGGGTGGCTGTTACATTTTCCGCTCATTCGCATTGAAAGCCAACGCTGCAGCAGATGCTACCGAGTATGTCATCAATGGTGACGGCTATAGCGACGCTCCTGAGGTTGGCATGGTTATTATGGTTGCACCAGATTCGTTGACCGTTGAAACACTTGAGGCCAACACCGAGACTGGTGCAGTTACAAAGACCGTTGCCGACTACACAGGTCAGTCCGCAAAGATTACCGCCGTTGTTTACGACGAGGCAAACGAGAAGTTCACCATCACACTCGACAACACACTTGGCGAGCTTAGTGCAGGTGCTATTCTTGTAGAGGCTACAGGTACTGCAAAGTCTGCAAGTGCAAAGCCACTTGTAACAAATCCGAACACATTCGTAGAGGCCGACGAGGAACTTTTACCCACTGAGGGTTATGGTTTCCAAAACGCCAACTACTCTATCTCTACCGTCTACAACAAGCAGGCTTGGATTGCACGTATGCAGCCACTGCCTAAGTATGTGCTTGCCAAGAACAAGTCTAACATCGACGGTATTTTCTGGATTTAATCACTAAACATTAAAGAAAGGAAAAGAATATGGCAAACGCATTAAAATTCCAGTGGACACCCGATGAGGCAATTGAAAAGTTGTATCAAAAGGGTTTTATGGATGGTGCTAACGTAGGTTTCTTGCAAACCCTTATCGACAACACCATCGAGATTGAGGCAAATTCGTTCTTCTGGCAAGAGCACTTTATTGTCGAGGGCAACGAGTATAAGATTGATATGGCTGACCGCAAAAAGAACCCTGCGTGGACTGTTCGTCAGAAAGTTAACCGCATCGTTCCTATGGCCGACGCTATGGCTCCCCTGTCGGAGACCGCACAACTTGATGCCGAGGGCTTCGAGGAAAAGACAGGTTCTATTTACCAATACGGTAAGGGACTTTTCGAAACCTCTATGTCTAAGCTCGAGCTCCAAGCACGTCTCCGCGAGATGAACCCATCAGACCAAAACCTTGTTACAGGTTTCGTTCGTGGTGTCGCCGACCTTGTTAAGACACACAACTTCCGTGCATCTTACATGGCCGCTCAGACACTTTCTTATGGTGGTGCTTATTCTAACACCAACACCATCTATTTCAAGGGTTCTTCGGCATCTATCACATCTACTATGGGATTCAGTGGTGTAAGCACTACACAACAGTCTTACATTCCTATCGAAAACTTTAAGAAGGCTGGTACTAAGGTTTGGTCTGCCGCAGACTGTGATATTCCATCACAAATGCAAAAGATTGAGCACGACTTTAAGGTTGCCAAGAATCTTCCTGAGGATTTCGCTATGGAGTGGGATATTCCATATAGCATCGTGACTTCAATCCTTATCAACAACTCGTACTTCAAGGCCGAGGTTAACCGTTGGATTCGTCTTTACGCACCCGACAAGGTTATCGTTGTTACAAACGGCGCAAGCGGTATCGACACTAACGTAATCACTTGGGAGCAGCTGGTGGCTTATAGCCGTTCAACTATTTCTAAGATTGCGCCTATCCGTGTCGTTAAACAGGCAAGCAAGGTGCAAGACTTTACTTCCGTTACCGACGTTAGCGGTTGGAAAGCAAACACCGCCGTTCTCCGTCCTCTTGGTTATGCAGGTGTTATGGTTCACGCCGAGACATCTGATGTCGAGTTGATGCGTAGTGGTGAGGTTAATTCTACTATCCAGTTCTCGCTGGCTAAGATTCAGAATTTCCTGTACGTCATTAACAAGGTCGTTCCTAACGGCATGTTGAAGTCGTACCACACCGACGTTATCGGACGTTACGCTACGGTTCTTAACGAGTCACTCTACCACGTAGTAGTAGACATCGCAACCGCAGACTAAACGGCCAAAATGGTTTAGATTCGATATGGCAAACAAGAAATGAATAATCTATAAAACCTACGCAAGATGACAGTATTAGAGTGGCTGAAAGCATCGACAACATACACTCGTTTCGACGAAACGAACTTTGTTAAGATAGCATTGGATAGAGGGTGTAATCCCGATGACGATGCTTATGGTAGCAACGTGACGGAAAAGCAAAAACAATTGATGACCGCCGACATTATATTTGCCGCCATTCTTTTAAGCCCATCTAATACGTCGTCTTTGCAACAATCCCACAACGGTTATCAAAAGACAATCGGTTCGGAGCAGGATTTTTATCAAGATGACAAAATCAAGTACGCCATAAAGATTTACAACCAATATGACGACCCAAGGGCAGAAATCCTTGATAGTGCCCGTCGTAAGATTAAGTTCATTCCTATCGAGGACGTTGACCAAATTGTTGCACAATAATGACGCGTAATGAGATAATGGAATATCCGTACACTGGAATAATCACTAGGATTGTTGAAGGTAGCGGTGACGATGACGATGAGGTTGTTGAAATATACAACGGTGTCATGGATGAAACTATGACAACGGACGACGAAGGACATGTTTTACAAACATCTTCGTACATTGTTTCGATACCGCTTACACAAGACGAGAACGGTGGTTACATCATACCAGTAAAGGGTGACAACATTTCGTTGGTGCGTTACGGTCAAACGTTAGATTTCACGGTAGACAATGCCGAACCGTCACAATTGGGTGGGGTGAGCATCTACGCGACGAGAAAGGATTGGTAAACAAGTTAGGATATGGCAAACAAAGTTAGCTTTAAGTTCAACGGTAAAAAGTTCGGTAAGGCGATTTATAACCGCGTTGCAAACGAACAAACCCAACGACTTATAGCCTACGCCAAAGAGGAAATAGTTCGTATTGTAGAAACGAAAGAGTTTGAAAATCGGACATTTAACCTTGCGGATTCCTACTTGTGGTGTGTGTTCTTTAACGGACAAAGAAAGGGCTTTGGCGTTTACGGACGCAAACAAGCACGCAAGACATCGCTTTTGCATGAATATAGCCCCGACATGAGCGTCCCCGTGAACGGACGTAAACTTGCGAACGATTTCGGACGGACGTACACACCAAGCGAAGGAAAAGGATGGGAAATAGTCTTTGCCGCTGTTGCACCCTACGGTGCTTACTTAGAGGAGGGATTCACATTCCGAGGTCGCTATTATCATTTCAACGTAATGTCGCAACGATACGACTATATCAAGGACGCGCTTAGTCCGCTATGTAAAGTAACATTTGAAGTAAATTCGCCTAAATACTAGTCAATATGATTACGGATTCTACAAGAATATCACTATACGGTTTCCTATCGGAGGTTTTCGCCAACGTGACGAACAACCTTTATTCGATGACCATTCCTACCGAAAATACCAAAAGCGATACAGTCGATGGCTTTGCGGTAACTAGCGTAGGCAACGTGGTAGACGAGTCCGAATTTGATGGTAATGCGTACGGGTGGGTTCGTTGTCAGATAATGGCATTCGTTCCAAAGAAAACCCGTGGCCGTCTTAACAAAGAACTTTATAAGACTTTCGAGGACAGCATAAACACGGCTATCGCGGCTTATTCGGGCGAAAATAACGATGGTGGATATTACATACAAGAGGATAGCGTCTTGTCTATGGAGGACAACGAGAATACGCAAAAGGGAAACCAATATCACGTGTTCGTCAAGTCTTTTATAGTCGTCATTGACCAACAAAGTAATTCGTAAATAAATAATAATTAAAAGAAAGGATTTGATTATGACAAAGAAAACAACCGTTAAGCCTATTGGTCTGGGCTACCGTACCGTAGGTGCTGCAAGTGGTGAGTACACTAAGTTGATGGGTGTTCTAAAGGGTCTTACAATCGGTCAGGACACACCTGATTCAACCGAAATCGAGGCCGAGTTCTACGATGCTCCATTCGACATTTTCTATGATGGAAAGCCTGTTACTATGACATTCGAACTGGCCAACTACGACCTTTCGGAGTTGCCTGCTTTGTTCGGTGGTTCATACAACGATACTACAAACGTGTATGATGGCGCAACCAATGCGTACACATCAGAGCACGAGTGGAAACTTGACTTTGGTCGTGGTAATACATCGCTTGTCATTGTACGTGGTTTGACTATTGGCACACTGAAAAAGGATGCCGACGGCGCACTGAACTACGCAGTAACAATCACCGCTCTTGTTTACAACGACGGTACTAACGACCACATGTACAAGATTGTTGGCGCAGGCTCAGCAGCTACCTATACCGCAGTTAGCACATCTGACGCAGGATACTCGAAAAAAAACCCTAAGAGCGAGGGTTGGTACGAGAAAGACGGAGCTAACTCCGACTATCGCCTGACATGGGATGCCGCAGTGGTAGAAGGCAAGACATATTACACTCGTTCAAATGGATAACGAGGTGTAGAAAATATGTTTTCGTGAACGTAGGGGTGCGTTGTTGGGGTGTCCCCGATGATGCACCCCTTGCTTTTACGGAAACCGCTTAGAAACGAAATAAAACGCGTTTTAGATACATTATTAATCACTAACGTTCACGAATCATGTTAGATAAGAAAGATAACAAGCAAGAGGCGCAAGATGAAATGGCCGATTTTCCGATAGATGTAAAAAAGGACATTCTAAGTATCATCAACGATTCGCCGTCTTTGGTGCGTCTTGGTGACAAGGAATACACGGTTAAGAATATGCGCTATTATTCTTTGTATCGTATTTGCAATATTGTATTGGATATGCGTAAGGCCGACGAAACGCTTGATACCGACCAAAAGGTAATCACGGCCTTGTGTACCGATTTGGATGCGATGTGCGAAATTATGGCAATAGTTCTTTGCAACCACTTGTTTAAGCCAGACTGTGATGACTACGAAAACCGTAACGACGCATACATAAAACGCATGAAAATGGTGGTAATGAACAGCACGTTTGACACGGGACAATGGGCGGCAATTGTTTTAGGTGCTATTAAATCCATCGACTTAACTGGTTTTTTTTTACTCAAAAAATCGGTGAGTACGCTTACGGATTCCATTCTGACGAGGAAGAAGAAATCGGAGGAGATAGCATTACAATTTACGGAAGCACTATCATTGCAGACGCAGCAGACTTCCTTAGAGCATTCCCCCAATACCGATTAGATGACTACCTTTATCGGCTAAGTATTGCGCAAATCAATTTCATGGCGGTAGACAATACGCATACGAAATATTTGAAAGGTACGGACAAGAAGGCTTGGCAAAACTACAAGGAGGCATACGAGGCACAACAGAAACTCGACAATTTCTTTAGTTCGCTCGGTGCGCCGCAAGACCTTAAAGCGGGTGAGGTTATAGACATACCCGTTAAAAAGGCCAAATAAATTGAATAACGAATTTTTACACTTATATATAGAATATGGCAAATGATGATGTATTGATAATCGGTAAGTTGGACGATTCGGAACTTATAAGTTCCATCGACAAACTTGTAAGTGATGTTGCCGACAAGTCACAGTTAATGGCTAATAAGTTCGAATCGGCCATGAACAAGATGACAACGGCGATGCGAGATTTCGCCATCACGCAAAAAGTCTCCGTTGACTTAATGAAAGAGGCTTGGAAAGATATGTCAGCATCGTTCGATGCCATGTTCAAAGCACAATCCGCTGCCGCTGGCGGTGGTAAAGGTAGTGGAAAGCCCGTGTACGACAAAGATACAGTCGGTGCGCTTGAACAAGAAATTGCTGCTATCAAAAAAGAGCGCAAGGAGATGTATCTTAATTCCGACGAGTTAACAAAGCAAAACAAATTACTCGAGGAAAGAAAGCGTCTTTTAAAAGAGCAAACTACGGCAAAGCCAATGTCGTTCAATGAAGTAATGGGTATGGACGTTAAAAGCGTCGATGACGTTGCTAGAAAGATGCGTGCCCTTAAACAAGCCCAAATCGACCCAAAGAATGCAGCGCAAGTTCGCGCATTGGGTAACGAATATCAAAGACTTTCGCGCTTGCAAGCCGAAATGCTTGGAAAGAATATCCAACTTACACATAGCAACAACTACCTAGCACAATCATTTGGATATATCCGTAACCGTATCGTCTATGCTTTGACATTGGGTGCGGTAACGAACTTTACAAAGCAAATCTACGAGATTCGCGGACAATACGAACTTTTAGAGCGTTCGCTTGGTATTCTTATCGACGATATGCGCAAGGGTTCGGAAATGTTCAACGAATTAAACCAAATGGCCTTAAAGTCGCCGTTCACATTGATGGAACTTGCGACTGGCGCAAAGCAATTGTTGGCATATAACTTTGCCGAAGAAGAGGTTGTTGATACTACCCGCCGTTTGGCCGACATTTCGGCAGCGTTGGGTGTACCAATGGAACGTCTTGTATATAACTTAGGACAGATTAAGGCGCAAACGGTACTTACCGCACGCGATGCCCGTGACTTCGCTAACGCAGGTTTGGCTATCGTTCCTATGCTTGCGCAAATGTACACCGAACAAAAACGTTTCGGAGACGAAATCGTTACCACGGCACAAGTTTTCGATATGATGTCGAAGAAAATGGTTACGTATTCCGACGTTATGCAAGTTATTAACAAAGTGACAGATGAAGGTGGTAAGTTCTTTGACTTCCAAGCCAAACAAGCTGACACTTTGAAAGTAAAG